CGTCACCATGCTCCGCAACCAAACCACCAAATGCGCTTTGCATAGAAGCCCCTGACGCGACCTTCATAGCTAGGTCAAGCGTCATCATGCCTTTACCACTGTCACCCGCAGCCGCAAACACAACAGGAACGCCAAGAGGTATTGTATCGCCAATCAGAAAATGTTGTTCGGGAGCCGAGCCAACAAAGTATTCGTTGATTAACAGGCTATCGTCTACAAGACTAATAGGCTTCTTCACCTTGTTCTCGTTAGTCTCTAACATCTTTTCGATGTTGAAGCCTTCTTCTATTGCATCAGCCGCGTCCCACTTCTCTTCCTTAGTGGACGGTATTTTCAGCATCATGGTGGATTTTGCACCCGCTGCTTTCGCTTGAGCCTCGACAATACGCGCTAACTTTTTACCAGCTTCATCATTATCAGGCCATAGAATTACGTCTTTGTTGCGCAGATGCGAGAAGTCGAACTTATTTGCAGTATTTTCAGATAGCATCCCTGCACCACCTATTGTGCAAGTTGCGGTATAGCCCAACGCGTTTAAAGCATCAGCGCATTTCTCGCCTTCGACCCATATAATCTTATTCGCGTCTAATATGTTCGGGATATTATACAGAGGTCTGGGTTCAGGCACACCTTGGCGACCATTCATGAACTGGCGAAATTGTTTCTTAGGCTTCCCGGCACTATCCCGAACAATTCCTCCACTTGCGTCCCGGTCATAGTATTTTCGGACTGAAACAATCACGACTCCATCTGCATCTGTATAGGTGTATTCTTCTTCAAACGGCGTACTTGGGTTGATAGATGTCTTTTGTTCGGGTTTTTGAGTTTCTGTCGATACAGTAAAACTTTCAGGATTGTTCGGCTTAACAATGTTTTCAGGAGGCGCTACATAATCTTGTGGGATATACTCAGCAAGCATTTTCACACACTCTTTTAGATCATACCCCCGACCTTCTTTTAAAATTTTGCATATACCACCAACGCCATCCCCTGACTCAAAGTCCATTCCTTTTAGGAACCAAGGACTACTTGTATCAATGTTAATTCTTAATGATTTACCAGCTTCTCCGTTCAGAGAGCCTATAAAAAATTCTTTGCCACGGATTACCCCTGATGGGTATGTATCAACTAATATTTGCAACTGGACGCTACGGGGAACTTCTTTAGATATTCTCTCCGCGACTTCTTTTGTTGTCTTGCCAAAACTTAAAACATTCATTACTTTGCCCCTATATACCCTTCTCTACTTATCAAATGTGAGGTGCGGCCTACCAAGCACACCTCACATTTTTTTTATAACTCCCAACAAGTCTGTTTAAATTCACAAAACTTGCACAAAAAGAAATCTTTACTTTGAGCAATACGCGGTAGAATGTCACCAGCTTTTGCTGCCGTCAAGATATTCACTGCCCTGTCGCTTGCCTCTTGAGCCAAACTTTTATTGTAAGGAACAAGTTCATAGTAGATTTCTGAAGTGTTTTTATTAACCACAGTAAACAATGCAGGGTTCTCATATAAATCCATATACGTCTGATACAGAGCTATTTGAGTTGCATAAACTGGATTAGCTTTTGCCACGCCATGTCGGACGAAAGCCTTAAACTTATTGTCGTTTGCTGACTTGCACTCCCACAAACTAGGATAACTCATATTGGCAGGACCACCACAGATTACGCCATCTATGTGTCCTTTGACTTCATCGTTAGCTATAGAGAAGCCAAATTGCTTGCCGTCTTTCTTTTCTGTACGCAGATCGAAACCAGCGTCTTTCAGCCACTTTGCTGTGTAATCCTCAATCTCATGCCCAAACTGAAAGATACGCAGTGTACGCGCTGTAAACTCTTTGTCAGGGTCAACAGGGTAGTTAAGGTAGCGATACTGTATCTTTCTCTGGCATTCATCGCCAATACTAGACGCACCGATATATTTTCTCCGCGTCCTTTTCTTCTCTCCTGCAACGATTGCAATGTCTACTGCATCTTCAATCTCTTTTACGATTGCCTCTGTCATATCTTATAAACCTCTTATTAGTTTTGGAGCATCAAAAATCATTTCTAACTGTGGGTGATTCAATTCTTCAAATTCTATGTCACAAAAGTTTCCACAATCAGGCATAATTATCTTTTGCTTATGCCCCTTTTTAGGGTCTAGCTCGTCCAGAAAATCGCCACGAATACATGAGTTGCCCACCTCACGCTCTAGTTCAGCCATTTGCTTAAAGTAATCTGGAAAATCTATTCTAATTTTGTTCCAATAGCCTGCCCCACCTTTCACACAACCAATGCAATTATTGTTTTTATATCCAAGCCCATACATAGCTGGACTTTCTATGTTGGCTTTTTGCAGGAAGTGCAGACATTCAGGCTTGGTCATACGCTTTTCGATCAAAGGAAATATAGGCTTAGATACAGGATATTGTTCCTTAAATCTTATCGCCCTGTTTATTTCCTTTTTGCTAAACTCAAATCCAAACACCTGACCATCATAGGCGAGTTCTTTCTCTACCCTTTGCCTAACGCTTTTCTTGAGTTCAGAGGTGCATCTCGCTCCCGCTGGACCGTTCACATATCTAGTCTTTTTAATAACATCAAATTGGTCTTTGTACTTTTCAGACCGCCAAACTTCTATTTCACAGCCATACCAATCTTCACACTCTTTTTTAAATCTAGCGTTGTCATCATGCGCGGAGTCTATAGCAAAATATATGGGCTTTATCGAACTCCCAAATTCTTCAATAGCTATCTTAGTTGCAACGGCGCTAGTAACCCCTGCACTCCACCATGATATAATCATCTCAACACCTCAGACCTCTAATTAAAATGGGATTGAGGTAGAGGGCCAAGCACCTGTTGACTTGTAGTAAGTGTCTTCAAGTTTTCCAATGTCAATCTCCGCTGCTAGACGTTTTGATTCTTGTATTCCAAATATAAGTGTTTGAACCTGTTCTTCTGTAAGATCAGAGAACTTTGTGTCCCAACCAAACTTACCCAATATAAACGCCAATTCTTTCATAGGCATTGGTGCTGTATCAACTTCGCTCAATGTATTATCTCCCTTCCAATTGTGCATAAATCCATTATGCTGTTTACTTCATCTTGATCCGCATCCTTATTTTGAAACGCAATATTTAAAACTTCTTTGCCTTTTATCTCAATAACTGCTGTTCCAAATAAAACAACATTATCTGCATCCTCCAGATGCTCTCTAATTACGTCATTAGCAGAGGATTCGACTTCATTTAGGTTTGAGTTGTCATTCACAAAACAAACCAATTCGTACTCAACTGTTTCGACTTTATCTTCTGATTTCTCAGCGATCATGATGTGCATTTCAAATCTAGGCATTATTTTCTTTTGTAGCCAATTCTCCGCTACAGGCGAGATAGCCAGCGCCATCCACAAAATTATCAATATTTTTCGGGTTTGATCTAATACGAGCAATTTTAAGAAGGGTCATCATTACCCCCACATCTGTAACGCTGATGTAAGAACCCTCTAAATAGCTGTTCCATAAATCAGCTATTCTATCAAAATTCTGTTCCAAGTCTCCATGCTCTTGAGCGCGTTCCTTGGTCACATATTCCTTTGCTAAGTCTAATACTTCGCCCCTGTTCATTTGTAATTTCTCCCTGTTAGTTTCTTCCAGTTGTCAGCGATCAATCTATCAACGCTATCTCTGTTCCAATAATAACTCAAACAGCAAGCTGCTTTGTACTTAGTCCAAGAGAAATCCATCATGTTTATATTGACGCCATTTGCGGCTAGATGCTCCTTTTGCTTCGCTGATGCAGGCTGGTTCAACCAGCGTTTTGTTTTGTTTGCTGCGTTACTATCCTCTATTTCTCGCAAGAAGTCATCCCCCGCAGCCATTGCTTGTACCTTCTCGCCTATAGAAACCACTCTAGGACGCCCATTCTTGGACTTTACGATAGCTATCCAGTAATCTCCAATGTTGCCCACCAGAGTAAAGCCATTGAAGCCCATAGCCATCATTGCAGAGCCGTTGCCGTATGGATCAATCCACATAAACGGAGACATTTGCATGAGATCGTATTCGGTCATCTCAAAGTTTTCTAATATGTCTTTTACTTTGCGCTCAAACTCATGCTCACAGATTGGACAAATGCGTGTGTTCGATGCCACTTCGCTTTCACAGTCTGGGCAAATTTTTGTTGGAGCATCACCACCAACAGACTTGTCTGCACCATCTAAGTTTGCTGTTTCGTCTAAACCGCCATGAGTGATGATTGATGTGCCGAAGTCCATAACAACACAGTCAGTCTTTATGACATTTGGATATAACTCAGGATCAAGGATACGCAGACCACGACCAATCATTTGCACCATTGTACCCTTTTGAGAGCATGGGCGTGTTAGAATGATGCAAGATACAGGTGGAGCGTCAAAACCTTCGGTCAGGACTGCCACGTTTACGATAACTTGGAGATCACCAAACTCAAGATTGTACAGCATCTCTGCACGTTTATCTTTGTCTGTTTCTCCTGTAACGTAGTCGGCTCTTATTCCTGCTGCAACAAACGCATCGCAAACGTGTTCAGCGTGTGCCACAGTAGAACAGAATACAACAGTCTTTCGATCTCCTGCCTTGTCTTCCCATTCGGAAACAATGCGATCATTAATGACTTGGCGATCCATAATAGCCGCCACTTCTTCCATGTCGTATTCTTTACCGCGTTTTGTAACCCGATCTAATTGATCACCCACGCCAAGATCAATGATGTAGCTTTTAGGACGTACTAGGAAGCCTTCGCGTATCAGTGTGGCTAGTTCGATCTGATGTGCGCAGTTGTTGAATATGGAGCGCAGACCTTTACCATCGCCACGGTTCGGCGTTGCAGTAAAGCCTACAATCTCAGCATCGTCATTGTCTTCGCGAACTGCGTTAATAACTTTTGTGTACGTTGGAGCCGCCGCATGGTGGCCTTCGTCAATTACAACCATGTCAAACAAAGGGCGATCTCTAAGGTTTCTATCGCGTGACATTGTTTGGATCATTGAGAACACAGCATCACCGTCCCAATGCTTGACTGTTCCATTGACAATACTTGTTGTGATGTAGGGATTAACCTTCTCAAACTTCTCTTTGTTTTGCGCTACAAGTTCATCCCGGTGTTGAATGACAAGAACTCGCTTGCCTTTCTTGTGCCGTTCACCAACGAGCGCAGAGAGCATGATTGTTTTGCCAGCACCTGTAGGAGCGACAACTAGGGTGTTTCTATGCTTGTCTAACGCGGTACAAGCGTCAGAAACAGCAACCTTTTGATAAGGACGTAATATCATAATAAGAACCTATTTGCTAGAATAGAGTTGGGTTGGGGGGTTAGCGGCCTCGCCCCCCCTGTGCGAGTTCTAGCAGGCGCGGAATGGCCCTGCCGCTAGATTTACTTTTGCGCCCAAGAAGGTACTGCACCGCTAGGTTGTGCAGGAGCTTGTGGTGCAGATGCCTGTGCAGGAATTGTAGTATTCTGCATAGGAATGCTGCCTTGAGGCAAGAAATCCTTATTATCAGGCGTTAATGCCACCATTAACTGATTACTGTCCTTGTAACCATTAGTGCCTTTCTTAATGCCAACCTTCACACAAAGCTCCATCGCATTCAAGTCAAACATTCCGCTAATATTGCGATTTTGTTGTGCCTGTGGAGACATATCAGAAGGGTTAATGTTTCGTGCGCTTTCGACAATTGACTTCAATGTACGAAGACCAATCTCTTTAGCCAATGGCATACCGCTTTGACCCATCTTGTCGCCATCGACAAAGACGCTGTGCCAAAATTTACGGCGATCATACTCGCCACCGATGATTGTGAACTCAAGGTTCATCCACTTAGCAGATGTGCTTTGTGATTTCTTAAACCATTGACCCTGACCAAACTCAGAGATTTCAATATCTCCTTGCTGGACAATTACAACGGCACGACAAACTGTGCCATTAGGAATAAGAGAGAACTCTTGAGTTTGCGGATTTTCGTCTTGTGGTACATTATTAAAATTAAGCATTATGCTTCTCCTTCGCTAGAAGTTTGAGTTGTAGGATCGACAAAGGTTAATTCCTTGTCCGATTTATTAGAGCCTGCTGACATCTTTTCCATTAATCTTCCAAGATGAGGCTCTTCTAATGTGTCTAGTCTGCCAGAACGGTCTTTAGCTGGATAGCCCCATTCGTTCAGAGGTTGACAAACAAAGGCACGATACTGACCGTGATCCCCTGTTAATACTGACATTGTGATTACCTCGTCAACAATTCCGGGCAATTCACGACCAGTTTTGCTCCCTTCAATCTGAAGAGAATATTGCTTGCGTCCATACTCGTCAGTAATCTCGTCAAGAATACCAACAAAGATTACGTTCTTAGAACGAATGTGTTGAATGTGCGTTAGCCATGACATCATCTCACGACCATGCAAACCATATGCGGCACGAGTATCCATCTTACCAGAGCGGTCAGACCGCACCTCTGGCTGTTGTAAGCACCACTGAAAGCACAAACGCCCTGCTACGGTAATAGAGTCCACAAACAGAGTGTCGTACTTCTTCCATACCTCTGAAGCATCCCCATAAATCTGCGCCACATAATTGTAGTGTGATTCGCTGTACGGTTGATCGTCAGCCAACGATGGGTTTGGTCCACCTAAGAAGCAAGCAAGATCACGGCATTCTGCCCATGTGCGCGGACGAACGACATCAATAGGATGCCCTTCGATAGCTGCATCACCAGCTTCTAAGTCCATGAACAAAGTCGTAGGCGCATTGAGAGTACGAGCAAGTGTGGTTTTACCCACACCGCTTGCACCACATACCACGATTTTGTGACCTTTTTTCTCAGCCATACGCTGATCTGCTGTTATAATTTGTAGTGTCATTAGCTTTCCTCCAACTCTACTGTAAAGCGACCATTTTCGATAGTGCGACATTCCTCTAAAATCCGCTTGATAGCAGGAGGAGCGGCTGTAAACTTGCGTTCTTCAACAGCAAATGTCAGCTTTCCATAATGTCGTGCATCTTCATCCGACATTGTTCCCAATGTCTCACGCAACATATCTTGGTCCCATGTTACTTTTTTGGCTAAATGAACTTTAACCTTGTGATTTCCGTCAACAACGTAAGCTGTGCCAAAATCTTTACTATCGTTACGAAGAGCATCTTTCGCTATTGACATATAAGTGTCTGATAGCTGGTCTTCGATTTCTTTTAATTGAACTTTTAGATCGTTCATAGATGCTTTCAAAGTATCTCTACGATCAAATAAATCACGACTGTTCATGTCGATTCCTTTCCGCTGGTTACTAGAGTCCCAACTATAACCATACAGTGTGGGTGACTGTCAAGAGCTTTTTTTGGAAAGAAATATTTCGATGCCTAAACAAGCCTTCATGAGCTTCTTCTTTAGCTTAAACTCAGGGGTTTCAAATCCCTTGGCGTCTTCAACAATTTCATGCCACACGCCGTCTTTGTCTTCGCGCTTGTAGCGGAAGTCAGCAACGTAGGCGCATATCTTCTGATCATTTACCAGTAGGTTGTATCGAACCTGTAGCTCAAGGTCTTTGACCACTCCAGCGCGTTCAAGTGACTTTATATATAGATACCGCTCACCTTCCCACTTAGAGTCAAACTTGATACCTTGTATGGTAACTTTCTTGTTTCCGTATTTGGGTCTTGACCCACGCAGTTTGGGATTATATACAGTAGGGAAAGTCATTTATGGGAAGGAGTCTCCATGCCAAACCCCGGAAAATATAAATCCGTAGGTGTTTCTATAGAAGCCTACGATAAGCTAGTGTTTATCGCAGAACACGAGGATCGTGCTATCGGACGCCAACTTGCGCGTATGATTGATGAAACATACGGTGATATTCATTTGCGTGTCAACAACAAGAGATCAAGCGCAACACCCGTAGCCGTTGGCATTGGGGGTTTATCAACCGTTATTGAAGACTAAAGAAGCCCTGCGTTGCCCAAACCACCTAACAGTGTAGAGGCTAATGCAGGGTCTTGCTTAATGCGATCTCTGATAGACATTGGCGGTGGTGGCACATCATCAAAACTTGGTGCAGGCATATCAGGCATATAAGCTAATGGCTGCACATCAGGAACAGGAATGCTTGTTCGGCTTGTAGCGCCGGGAGCTTTAATTTTTTCTTCCATATCACTAATTGCTCTTTGCGTTCGATCTTTTGCAGAAGAAATAGTGTTTACAGTTTCTCTAACTCCACTCTGTTTTGCGAACGATTGTGCAGTTTGATTCATGACATTTAAAAAAACTTGCATTTTTCCTGCTGGTGTTTTAACTTTTGCGGCTTCTTTCCCATATTTGGCTGCAAATGATTTATACATTGCTTCATTGGATAAAACTTTACCTATGATGAAAAACCTACCAATACGACCAATGTTTTGAAAAGGGTTAGCCGCGATATTAGCCGCAACAAGATCACCACCTTCAGCGGATTTTCCAAGAACACTCATAATTTTACCAAATTTAAAAATGTCTTTCGCTTGTTCTGGCCCAAACAATTCATCTAAGGTTCCAGTTTTCTTAGCGTTTTCAAATCTTTTAGCTAAAAGTTTAAATGCAGACTTGTCCGTTAAGAAAGTCTCTTCAAAGTCACCAATAAGGTTGTTCATATAATAATTTTTTAAGTTTGCTACTTCAGCAGGGTTTGTTTCATCAAAGAACTCCCGCAATCTTTTAACATCAGGTCCTCGCATAGCGGGGCTTGAAATTAAATCAGCAGCTTCCTCTGCACTAAGAACACCAGTGCGCAGCTTGGCGTTAACAGAAGTCTTTTTAAATACAGACTCTTCGTTCATAGCTTTTTGAACTTTTTGCAACAAGTCTATTCCAGCGTCATCAGCGCCTGCTCTTGCAAAATCGTCTATTACGCTTTGGTTAATATTAGTAAGTGAAAGATTATCTAACTGATCTGCAAGTTTTTTAATTCCTGCTGCGTCTGAGCCGAACAATTCATCGGCTGTAGAGCCGAGCTTGTCTAATTTGTTTTTAAATGTGCTGCCGCTAAATTTCTTTTTAGCACCTTCTCCAACTCCAGACTCACGCAAAGCTCTACGCAACCACTCGCCAGATGCACGATTTCTTAAAGGTTCATAAGCATCAGGTGCAAATTTATCTAAAACAGCTTTAGCATCTCTCAGTAATTGTGGGTTGTCATCTCTAATTAATGCTCCAAATTTCCCCGCAGGATTTCCCGCTTTACCACCAGACTTTACCGCTTTTGAAAGTTCTTTCATACTTGCAGCTTGAGATACAGCTTCAAACTTATCCATGCCTTCTCTAAAGAATTTATTAGCTGGAACTAATTGTTTAGATGCGGCTTTCATTGATTCTTTTTGTGCGTCACTAAGAGTTCCAGCAGCATTGCTTCTCAAAGCGGCTCCAAGACCCTTGGGGCTTATTCTATTGTCCAACTGACCAAGAAACTTGTCTTTCATAAGGCGAACACTGTCTGATCCGTAGTTGCCCATCCATGTGTCGTTTAAAGATTTTCTTGCTTTGTATATTTGCGCAAAAGAAGCACTGTCGCCTAAGTTTATAATATCTTGCAAAGCTGCTTGAACTTTTCCTAGATTACCTCCACCCGCACCGACTAATTGATCTAGTTCTCTTTTTGCATCATCGACCAAACCTTTTGTTGCAAAAATCTTTTCATCACCTGTCGCACTTTTAACAAGGTTATCAATATTTGCGTATTCAACCTTTGCCGCATCATCAAACGCTTTAAATGCAGTTTGAAACGCTCCTTGTATTCCAGCATCTAGTTCAACATCTTTAACTGCGGACTTTCCAAGCTGATTGGCTATATCATCCATGTGACGTAAAAGATCAGAAGATGTTTTCTTTGATTGCTTTAAAAGGGCTGTGTCTCCAGCTTTTACCGCATTCGTCAAAACATCTGCTGTTTGAATTACATCAACAACGCCATCATCGCCTAAAACTCTTAG